GATACGCATGAGAGACGTTGATTTCCTCTCGCGCAATTCTGTGTGGCACTCCGCGCTGAAGAGATACCTCGGGGCTCTTCAAGATGAGTCATTGTTCAAAGGTTTGTTGGTACGCCACACCGACATATCTCCCGAGGAACACATCGTTGCCGCTTCAGGTTCGGTGTTGTATGAGGCTTTCGCACGAGGTGAGGATTTCTACGATGATTTCCGCTACAAGCTTGGCTCCATCCTGGTGAAATACCGGTTGGATGCTACAGTTGATTGGCAGATGACATACGCAGAACGTGCGATTAAAAGATTGTCCTTACATGATGAGATGGTGGTCGAATATACGCCATCGGTAGAAGCTCGAGATTTACGGGGGCACTTACGGATTGACTTGCCCTGTCAGCCTTGCTTCGACGACGCGGCTCCTTTGGAGTCATCGCTATTCAGCGATAGGGCCAGCGTCCTAGATCCACTTGATGCATCTCCATATGAGGCCGTTCTGGAGATGTCATATCATAGTAGGCCTGCTACATCAAACAACACACAAACTACAAACACGATGGAGACAATCGGTCAGACAATGTTTCGGATCGATCGCCCAGACCATGTCGCTGACGATCATGCTGGATACGACATGTCTCGTGACTCGTCCGTCGTTCCGTCAATGCAGCTTAAAGATTGGTTTCAAAGGCCAATACAGATCGCTGATTATGAATGGGGCACGGGTCAGTTGTCGGACAATTTCAATCCATGGACCCTTTATTTGAACTCGGACACCATTAAGGAGAAATTGGCGGGTTATGCTTGGTTTCGCGGCACCCTCCATTTGAAAGTCGTGATCACTGGGCAACAGTTCGTATATGGGCGAGCTCTTTTTGGATATGATCCCTTTCCCGTTGCCAGTCGTAACAATCGCGTTTCGACCAACGACACGGGAGACAGTCTGCTAGTGTGGGGTCAATTATCCCAGCGCCAGCATCTTTGGTTGAACCCAACAACGAACACGGGTGGGGAGATGAAATTGCCATTCTTCTTTCCGCAGGATCTATGCCCTTTGAGACCGGTTTCCACGAATTCTCTTGGCACAATTTTTCTAGAGTCGGTGTCGAATTTGCGAACTGTGCGCGAGACTGCCCCTAGAG